GGAACAATCCGCAACTCATTCCCATTGTTCCATTGTTGAATGTAAGGTGAAGGTCGCCTACTCTATCCGACTGAAAATTAGATTCTGCTTTGGCAATTGCAACCATCAATTCACCATCATCGCCAAATTCTTCCTTAATGATGGATTCTAGCTCAGCTTCCACCAATATATGGTCATTGTCCTGTGCTACTGGCTCCACATCATCGGGAGCTACCACACGTGGATTATCCTCGCCATCACAAACTACTTCTTTTAATCCGCATATATTCAAATCTTTCTCAATTGTTATTTTTTCGCTTCTTTCAAACGCTTTAACTGTTTTTAGTTCTTCAATTCCGTAATTCATTGCTACTATTAGCAGAATGAATGCCAGAATTTGCTTTATTGCTTTGTTTTTTTTGTTTTTGTTTTTTAGCCTTGTATAGCTACTCATATTGTGCTATTTAATGCTTATATCCCTATTATACTCCCTTTTTAGTTGTTTGTCAAGTGTTTGTATCTTTCTAACACTTCGCTATAAAATTCATTGGATAAAGGTTCAAGATTATTACTTTCTCTTATCAGCCAGTCGACAATATTTCTTCCTTTTTTTTCTGCCACAAAATATGAAAATTCAAGTGGTTTATTGTGAAAGTGTGTGTGGCAAGAGGCACACATAACTATGGTGTTTTTTCGCTCGTATCTTAACTTCCTTATATTTCTAGTATGTATGTGGCATAGTTGTAGATTGTCCTTGCTTCCGCAGTGTTCGCATTTTCCTATTTTGTTTCTCCAGTATTCTGAAAACAATCTGTCGGCTTTTTTCATTAGTGTGCTTTTTTTGTTTTTTTTCACTTTTTTATTTTTTAATATCCATTATAGCTTCTATAATACGTTGTTTTGACTTTTTATTATTTTTTTCAAAAAATCTAATTCCAAGTCCTTTTGCTATTTGTTTTAAATTTATAACACCTTCTTTTGTCGTTGGAGCTTTCATTATTTTTTTATTATTATCATCGAATAGATAAATACAATGCTCATCTCCCAAAGACTTACTCATTTTTTTAGTTGGGTATTTGATTGACATTATACGTGATGTTTTTGTGAGCTTAATTTTAGCTGGTTTTATTTTTAATCTTTTACAAGTTTTATGATAAAATTCAATGTGTTGTGTTTGGTCTTCACCGCAAATAACATAATCTGGTTTTGATAGGATAATGTCCGCAGCCATCAGACAAGGATAAACAAATAACCCAACATTTCCACCACCCTTATCCTTAAATTGCGTCATACGCTTCATTTCTCCCATTGGAGTAATGCACATTATTTCAAAAGCTAACTCACAATTTTCAGGTTTTTGAAATATAACTTTTTTTGCACCAAGCCTATATAAATCTTCTTCTAATTTTAGCATATAGACATCAACATCACTTCTTTTTTGGGTTGTTAGTGCGTGATAATCAGCAATTAAAAATTCTACATAGTGTTTTTCTTGTAGCTTAATAGCTTCCTTAATCCCACCAAGATAGTTTCCTATGTGTATTTTACCAGTAGGCTGTATTCCGTATAAATATTTCATATTTATATATTTATATATTTAATTATAACTCCACCAAAAGAATAATATAGGTCAACTGGCATTTTTTTAATTCCGCTATCAGTCTTATACTCAATATATATTATTGGACAAGGTATTTTTTCAAATCTATATCCATTTTCGTATTGCATATTATACACCTTGCATTTTTTAAAACAAAAATATTTCCACCATAAATGAATAATTCTTTGCTTAATCCATAATAATATATATTTTTTGCTAGAATGTTTTTTTATTTTGTATTTAAAATTCATCTTTATCTAAATTATCCATTAACTCACCACATCTTACATGTATTTTTTTAATTATTTCTTGAATATTTTTAATTTTTGTCTTTCCATATAGATACATATATCCATCACAATCACCAAAATAATAATGAGAGCATCCATCCCACTTAACCGTTCCTCTAATCATTGTTTTAGCCTCATTTATATTTTCTGTTTCATCATTATTACTTTTTAAATAAAATGGAATTGTAAAGTCTTTATTATTTTTTGAGTATCTGCCTGCTATTTCGTACGCGTTAAAATCAACTGAATGATTATTATTTTGAAATGATACAGTAAAATCTAATTCATTGTAAGTTTCTATTATTTTTTTACACATTTTTTTAGTAATTATTTTTACTTTCTTGATTAGCTATATAAATTGCTGTTTGAATTGACTTTGTTATTTCTTTTATTCCCCGAAGGTAATGTTTTAGGAATATCCATTTTTCTCCATCTTGTGTTGCTATCCAGTTATTCTCGGCACTAGCTATTGATTTTCCTTCTGAGTGTTCTTTTTCGATAAATTTTGCTCTCTTTATTTCGTATTTGGCAAATGTTTCTGAATATGAACCAAAATCTGCACTGGCGTTAATCTGAATATCCGAAAGGATATGGGGAAAACCAATAGCTTTTTGTATTTCTTCTCTGTATGTTTTTAGTGTTTTCATTAAAATGGAACTGAATTTATGTCAATAGATTCGTTTTTTTCTTCTTCGTCAATATTGATTACCGGAATATCATCTTCAACTTCTTTTTGGATTGCTTCTTCTTTTTCTTCTTCCTTTAATCTGTTTTTTTCGTTGTAGAATTTGTAATTTTCGTCATAAGATTCATACATTTCCATTATCTCTGTTGCGAATGATTTTGCAACATCATCTACATCTTGCGGTACTGCTTGCACAATAAATCCTGTCATCGAATGAAAATTTCCTCTTGCTGTCTCAAAGTCTTTGGATGATGATATTTGAAGCTTCATAATACCTTCTGTTCCGTGAACTCTGATATTACCCCACATAATCGCACTTATTCCAGCCAATTCAAATTCACAAGTTTTCCATTTTCCGTTGACTTTGATGAGGCAATGAAGAATTTTTACATACTTGTAACCATTAAATTTGAGAAATTTCCAATCTCCTTGTTCCAATATTGATACTTTTCCGTCTTTTTTTTGCATTATGGTTATTATTTGTTTGGCATTTTGGTACAATCCAGACCAAACGTATATTCCCTTTTGGCTTTGTGGATCTTTTACTGTGAATCTTGAATCAGAGATTGGGATTATTTCTAATTGTTCTACCTCTACCAGTGTTCCTGTTTCTCTTTCGTAAATATCAAATTTTGCGTTTTTTGGTTTAAATCTTGCGTTAAATTCAATGTTTACTCTTTTGATTTGCGGTGCTTCGCTTGTGTTTTCTTTGATGTACATTTTATTTATTTATATAGATTATTAAGTAAAAAACCAGTAAACTTAACATTATAATTATTAGCGTATTCATACTTAGAATGGTTTATTATTTTGTTGATAAAATTCTTCATTTTTTCCGTAAATATTTACATAAAACCATTTTCTCCATTCTAATATTTTTTCTTTGGCTTTTTCATCTGTTAGTTTTGGATGAAGAGTAGATACCATAATGACTGCGTCTCTTCCACTACTCATCAATCTCATTCCTTCTTGTTTTTCGTCTTGAAATTTACTGATGTTTTGATTTTTATAATCCATTACTGTTTTAAATTCTTTTTTTGGTTGTGATTGGTATTGCATATTTTTTTAGTTTAATTTTTTTTCCACTTCTTGAAATTGTTGTATTTTTGCGATTACTTTTCCAATTTCCTTCTTTTTGCAGATAACGGAGAAAGTTTTAATCGAATTATCATCCGCTAATTCCACTAACCTGTCGGCAGGCTCTTTTATCATTTTTTGATAAAACTTTAACATAGTTTTTTGCAGTTGCGGGAGGGTAAAATGTTATAAACCCTTTACCCCGCCACAACTGAACATTTTAATTTATTATTGATACCGCCTAAGGCTATGCCTGTTGGTAGTATCTGGTAGACTTGTAGATTATGGGTGTTATAAGATTTTTGCCCTTTTCTACTTGTCTAATTTCATTATACTCCTTTATTATAGTTTGTCAAGCGTTTAATGTGGATAACTTTTTTCCATATTTTTAGCTATAACATTTTTCTCCTGATTCATTTAGATAGTACATTTTATCACCATTTGCATCTTCTTCTGACGACATTACTTCAGCTGGTTTATCTGGCTCATTGAGATATTTTTTTAATGCCTCTGGCTCTCCATCTATTAACTTATCAAATTCGCTATTTCCATTTTTAGCACTTTCAATTGATTTTTTCATTGTATTTTTTCTTCTCTCATCGACTAGCTTATATTTTCCAGCTATATTTAATTTTAAATCAATATCTGCTTGGTTTATTTTTTTAATTTCACTAGTTGATTGGTGAGTACCTACCTTAGCAATCGCTTTCACATTGATAAGCGTTCCGTTAACTGGTATTAACTCATCACCGTTAAGTATTGCACGCTGGATTGCATCATTTTGATTCTCTGTTATAAGCATTGATTCACCACTCATAAGGGATAATTTGTGTGTATACATTTTTTTTTTAATTATTAGGAATTATTGCCACTTTGGGCTTGTTATTTAATTTTGATTGAATTATTGATAATGAATTTCTATATACATAAGATATTCTACGGCAGTTTTTTGAATGAAACTTGTCTTGTTTAGCTATCTGGAATATTCTTTTAATCCCATTTATTATGTCTTGTCTAGTAAATTCTTCTCTTTTTAATTCTTCATTATATATTTTTGGCATCTTGCTGTCTATGAAATGACGGGCAAAGTTTCGTTGTTGTCTCTGAGATTCATCTAACATACCAACTACTGATGTTATTTCTTTTATAAGTAAATCAATATCTTCTCGTCTTGAGGCTTTAGCCTCTATCTCTTTAGAGATATTATTATTAGTATTATATTTATTTGGTAAACTTTCTTTACCACCTAGTGGTAAACTTTCTTTACCACCCTGGTAAACTTTCTTTACCACCTTATAATGACTTTCGCTTTTTTTTTCTATAAGTTTTTTTCCTACAAGTTTTTGAATATTTTTAATAATTGATGGTCTTGATAATCCTAATAATTTTTGTGTATATCTTAAACTTCCATAAAATTCACTTTCACCATCTTGAGAAAACCCATAAATTAGAGCATAAAGCAATAACTCATTACCTTTAAGCTTTAATTCATTTATCATCCATCCTTGGATAACTAAATAGTTTTCGTTTTTCATATTTTTTTCATTAAAAAAACCACACTTAGAGCTTAGGCGGGCAAACAAGGAGTATTCAAGTCCTTATTGCTGGGGCGAAAAGCCTTCACAATCCGCCGAAGCTCTAAGTGTGGTTTTTTGAATACTTTTATTTGCATATTTTTATTTTACTCCTATTTTACTTTTTTGTCAATATAATTTCCTTGCTTGGTCTTCCTTCTTTGTATTTAATGATTCCTTTTTCTCTCATTTCGCTTAAAAGCTCGTCAAGGAATTGGCGACTTTTTATTTTCATCAGGATTTGGAGTTGTGATTTGGTTAGATTTATTTCTGTATTTTTAAGTAAAGAAACAATCTTATTGAAATATTCTTGTTTTTGCATAAGTCCATTTTAGCAGATTATTTTCTTTTGTCAAGTAAAAAATACCCCTATAAAAGAATTGAACGGACGAAAATTGGATTGTTCCCGTTTCTTTTATGGGGTATTTTTATTTTTTTCAGACTAATAATTCTGGTAAGAGATATTATGAGCCTAATTTTCTGAAAAAATCTTTAATTAGTCTATATATCTCTTGCAGTGCCTCTGTGGCTTCCATTTTTGCGCTTGGTAAGGTTTTATGTAGCGATGTGGTACTTGATGTGTCTTTCAGTGTTTCTTCGTACATAATCGAATTTTGAGCGTATAATTTCTTCTCCAAATCTTTGATAGTTTCTTCCTGCTCTGTGAATGTTTCTTCATATCCTTGGATTTGTATTTTAAGATTGTCTATTTCTTTTTGCAAGTCGTATCCGATTTCTCTTGCTTTTGACAATGAATTATTAAGATTTTTTTCATTTTCTTTTTGTGCGTCAGATGCTTTTCGACAAAAATCGTATTTGTTTTTAAGCTCATCTATGCTGTTTTCCAGCCCAGAAACATACCCAATCAATTGTTCTGATGCTTTTTTTTGCTCATTTTCGTTGAAATTATCTCCATAATCTTCGTGAAGTACTTCTTCGATTGCGGATTTCAAATTTTTGGTTATTGGTGTAATTTTAACTTCTTTGTTTTTTCTCTGATATAAACGATAACTTAATATTTTATATGTATTTCTTGGTCTTTCTTCTCCTGTCCAAGGGTCAAGTATTGTTTTTCCATTGTCTATAACAAAATGTTGTTGTTTTCCTTCCTTAACACTGAAATCAACTTCTGCAATTGTTTCATATCCTGGAAATTCATTTCCAAATCCAGCATATTCAAGACCTAATGCTTTGGAGGCGACATCGTGCCTTACAATATCAACATTATATGCACCAGCAGATGTTAATTTTTTGTTTGTGATTATTGGGTCTTCTCCGTAAAACTCTGATAAACAACACAATAAACATCCATAATTTCCAATGGATGAATTTGATTGCCCGATTTTAACGTTTGCCCATTTTTTATCCCTTTGATTATACATATTTTTTTATTTTAGATTATAAATTCTACTAACAATCCTGCTAATCTTCTGCATATATCAGTATGTTCTCTGTGTCCATATACAAATACGTAGTCACTGTCGTTATTTCCCCTCTCTAATCTCGTATCATTTTCTACTTGAATTATCTCTTTTAATTCGTGAATTATAACATTCAGTGTGCGTGTAGGATTATTTTTATAATGCTTTATTCCAATATTTATTGTATGATCCTTGTATAAAAAAGAACCTCCAGCATAATCTTTTAAATACTTTATTTTCCACACTACATCTCCGATTGTAATTTTTTTAGGAAATTTAAATTTCATTTATTTTAAATTATACACCCCAATTTCATTATACCTCGGTTCTATTTTTGCCACGCTTTTTACCGCAAACAAAAATAAGATAATTAATGATAATATTATTGATATTGGGATTATAATGTATTTACTCGTATTTTTTTTGTTAATGATTATAAACTATATTTCTTTTAATAAGTTTTTCTTTCCCAGCTAATAAATCCGTTTTTCTTTTCGTAAATTAGGTAATAATATCTTCCGAACCACCTCTTGTCGGCGACCACCATAATATGTGTTATTTCAAAACCATTGTCTTTGGTAATCTGCAATCTTCGAGGAGTCATCTGGCTGTTGAGTCCTGTGTTATTTACCAGAAAAGCAACTCCTTTTTTTGCGATTTGTGTAGCCTTTTCGGTAAATTTCCAGCTTTCATGAAATGGAGGATTCCCCACAACCCAATCAACCTTTTTACCCCATAACATAAAATCATTTCCATCTTCAATTTCACATTCGTATTTTTCCCCCGACAGATTATTATACCAAACCTTATTCTTTCCAGAACCAGCATCTAAAACGCTTCCTGAAATCGGAGTAATAGAAATTAAGTCTTTGACCATTTGCTCGTTGGTATAGTGAAATGTGATGTCTTTTGGTTTTTCTTTCACTCCTTTGTATTTTAATTATTAGATTTCTACTTTTGTAGATTTATAGTATCCATTACACCTAAATATAGATACTAACATTAACTTTACTTTTCTTTTTCAATATTCTATCACCAGCTCCTGTGTGTTTCGTGATTTGCTTTTTCCCCTAATTCTTTGACGACACGAATAAGAATAGGGTTATTTCTATTATCAATATCACTCGTCCAACAGTCCCAATATTTATCTCCCCAAGATTCTCTTTTTTTATCTCCTAAATCATTATCATATATAACTTTATCATCTCCGTTTTCGTTTAAACCATATAGCCCAGTTTTAGGGTCTATTTTCATTTCGATGTACTTCACGGCTGGTATTCCATATTCTATCATTTTTTCGTATGCCTCTTGAGAAATTCCAAATCCTCCAAAACATCTATTTATTACTAGTTCCATATTTATATCTTAATTAATTATAAACTCTATTTCCTCTCGATGGGCGGACAACTCGGGTTATTACGGGATTTCACCGATTCTCCCATTTGTCCGACCAGCGGGAGGAAACAATCATATTCAAAGTGTAATATTGTAAATTCGGATTTATTATTCCAGTCATTGTGTTTGTAAATATTTATTTTCATATTCTAACATTTAATACTCTCTTAACATATTTTACCGCATCAGTGAACTCTAATTCTCTTTGCATCCATTCTCTTAACAATTTAGGTGGCATTCTAAAATAATAATCTGGTGGTGTTTTATTTAGATATTTAAAAGCTCCAATAATTGTTATTCTTCTTTTATTTAGTGAATCTACAAACTTCATATTATTTATATACTTAATTATTACTCTCTATTTTCTTTAATAATACTATCTAAAATGTGTTTTCCTAATTCAGGATAAACTGCATTTCTCAAAAGTAATCTCTGATTTTTTGCATCTGACGGCAACTTAATTTTATGATAATCTTCCAATTCTTTCACATCTTCTTCTTGGTTTTTCCTTGTACTTGCTCGTGCTTTGCAAATATTGAAATTTCTTTCTACTTTAAAATCCGATATTTCAAAATTACTCCAAAAATAATGCCTATCTAATAATTTCGGTGGCCACAATGGCGGATAGTAACTTTTAACATTTTCCACTACCCATTTTCCTTTAAACCATTTCTGTAAAAACACTATTTCTTGCCACAAACTCATATCGGGGTATCTAACATTTCCTTGTGCGTGTAAAAAATGATTGCAAACTGAATGTGTTGGGCAAGGAGGACTGCTCCATATAAAATCAAATTCATTGTAATATTCCAGCAAATATTGATGAGCATCTGCGACTATGACTTTATCATTTGGAAAAAAATCTTGGTAAATTTTAGCAATCTTTGGGTCGTATTCTACTGCTGTGATTTCGTGGTCATCCCCCCAAAGACGCCGATTACCCCCGATACCACTATACAAATTTAATATTTTTATATATTTTTATGGAGTTGCACTCTCCATTTAATTGTTTATCATAACCCCTGAAGAGGGAAGGATGGCAAGGGACTTCCACCGCTTGCACGTCTGTGAATATTGCCACCACGAGCCTTACACAATCAGCTACTTCGCTATGGGTATGTGCAGATGGGTTCGAACCATTGTCTCAGACTTCCTCTCGTTAAAGCGTCTTTTAAGATTTTCGCCACAATTATTAAAGGAAAAGAACTTATAATTTAAGTACTGGTCGGGAGGGGGCAATATTATTGCCAAAAGATATAGATATATCTCCCTCCCGATTTACCTTCGACATATGCACGAGTATGTTATACCTATGCAGACCTATGCAACTTTCATCAAACGAGGTCTTTCGCTGATGAAATCCTTTAAGACAGCCTCATAAAATCTTTTAGGCATTTTCTTTTTGTAAGGAATGAGTTTCTCCAACTCGTCGTGGCAATCCCTACACAAATAAATAAATGCGGGATTTTTACTTTTGAAGAAACGCTTTGGAAACACTAGACTAATGATGTCTAGTAAGTGAACGCATATTGCAACATTTTGGGCAAAATCCGTATTTAATAGACATTTTTTTCATCACCTCCTTAGGAATTCGTGAATTTTGTTATGTTCACTTCTTGAAACAATCTCCAAATTCTCTATACGATTATCGAATTTGTCGAAATTTTTATGATGGACAATTTCAGTTGATTTCAATTTTCTACCAATTTTTACCTCCATTAAATATCTATGGAGTTTTATTTGGTTATGAAATCTTCCCTTGCATCTTATCCATACATATCCATCAGTCGTAATTCCAATACCTCCTTTAAAATTAGGACTACCGTTGTTATTAACCCATTTTAGTACTCTTTTGCTATCTATTTTTGAAGACCATTCACGCCTACATCTTTTTGAGCAAAAATGAGTTTTTGCTTCTTTTACTCTTTTTGATAAAAGTAAAAATTCTTTTTTACAATTATCACATTCCCAAATGCTCTTCCCAACTGTTCGTCCAACAATACCTTCGATATACTTTTTTAGCATAAATATTATTTAATAATTATACCGATAGTATATCAACATATTTCCTAGAAGTCAAAACCGTATTTTCTCATCTTTCACCTCACATACTTGCTAAGAACTTTTTCTTGGTAGCGGTTTATCCGCCATTGTTGGATACAATCGTCGCATATAGAACCAGTTTCGAGAGCTAACGGCGACGGGCAGTGTTGATGTTGACAACCTTTGCAGTCGTGCGAATCTCCGTTAGAGTCGCAACAACCGATGACGACAATGGTTCCTTTGTTTTTGCACCAGCTACAAATTCTCCACATAGCTTCCTCCATTTTTTGTCCCAGATTTTATCTTGCTTTCTGTCTTTTGAAAGAACTCTTTTTGCTTTTCCGAGGGGTGAAAAATCTATCTTTTGTATCATTTTACACCTCGCTAATCTATTGATTTAACGTTTTTTAACGCTTTTTCAATTTCTTTTTTATTATAATTTTTATCTCCGATTTTTATTGTTTCTACTTTTTCTTCTAATACAGTAAATCCTTTTACCCCACATTCATTTAGTTTTATTTTTATTTTTCCTTTCAGTTCGATGACTTCATAGACATCTCTGCGGACAACCACACATTTATAACCAGTTTTGAAAGTGCAATCAGAGCCTGTTTTGAAAGTGCAATCAGAACCAGTATCGAAAGTGCAATCAGAACCTGTATCGAAAGTGCAATAAGAGCTAGTATTGAATGTGCAATTATAGCCAGTATTGAATGTGCAATCAGAGCCAGTATTGAATGTGCAATAAGAGCCAGTATTGAATGTGCAATAAGAGCTAGTATTGAATGTGCAATAAGAGCTAGTATTGAATGTGCAATTATAGCCAGTATTGAATGTGCAATTATAGTCAGTATTGAATGTACAATCAGAGCCAGTATTGAATGTGCAATCAGACACACTCAAAAAATCTAAAACAAGATAATATTCATCAGATGAGAACGTGTTTGTTTTTTCATCCCACTCAAATAAATCAAGGCTTAGCGGTTCTCCGTTTTTAAGGACTCTTTTTTGAACTTCTTTTTTGGTCATATATTTTGGTAAATTATTATATTACCATTATACACTTTATTTACAGTTTGTCAACTAGTTGTCAAGAAATGTTTGCTTTGATTGCTCGTTTAAAACTTTCTGTCAACAAATAAATTCCTTTTTCTCCCAATAGTCCTCCAATTCCAGCAATGGAAAGGGTGAGGTACGAATTTTCTCCCAAATAATACATTGCCAGCATACCAAAAATTGTTCCGGTAAATCCTGAAATAATTGCAGATATTAGAATATCTATTGTTTTTGTTTTATTTTGTTTTAAAGCCCTCACAATTCCGCTTGAAAAAGCAACGCATCCGTGAATTATCAAAGCTATTTTATCTATGTCTTGGTGCATATTAGAGGTATGTTTGGTTAATATATTTACTTGCCATATTAAGCAAAGCAACCAATATCGCCGACTCGGGAATATTTAGTTCCCCGATATATGCGATTGCAAGCCCGATAATTCCTACTGCAATTTGCCAATATAGAGTTTTCGCTCTGTTTGACGTTAGGATTTTTTTTAGTGTTTCCATATTATTATAATTATTATTTTAACCCAATAAATTTATTAGTTGTTAGCAACTTTTTAGATACTTTTTCTCCCAAACTACCAGCTGATAAATGGGCAGATGATAACTCATCCCAAACACTGGATGGGCTTGGAAATGTCCGCAACGTTCCCAACGGATAACCATTAGACCATTTGGATAATCCTGTCGTGTCGACCAATATTCCTTCTGGCTTCATTACCAACAATTCACCAAGATAGACATACGCATCGGTGCCGGTAGCATCAGTCGCCATTTCTAATCTAATTGTTATGTCTTCTGTTTCTGTTGTTGGAGTAAATGATACCTGAATCTGTTGTCCATCAGTAGTATCAGTTGCGACTGTAGTAGCTTCTGTACCTCCGTCATAAATTACCCGTAAAGTAGGTTTAGTATGTGTTCCGGCATAAAAATTTGCATTGTTTATTTTAATCCTCGCCTGAACGACAACAGTCTTGTTCTGGCAATTTCCGATAATAGTAGTTGCCGGGTAGTTGTCTTGATATTTCAATTCATTGACGCTGTCCAATGGTCTGAAACGAATAGAGAACTGTCCAGCAGCGGCAGCCGACCACGCACTTCCATTCCACACCAAAGTATCGGCTAATCCATACCCGCACTTGACGTATTTTCCGTAAGTCCAATAGCCATCAACAGTCCCGGCTGTTTCATCGATAAGTTTCATTAACGAACCTTCAACTGTTTCAGGAAGATAGGTTTCAGATATAGTAGAGATTCCAACAGGGTTCAATATTATTGTGTCAAGTAAAGCAGACGGAGCAAAATCAATATCAACCGTGTTAGCTTGTTCATCTCCAAAAATATCTGTGTCAAAAATAGGCTTTACAGTAGGAAAAGCTCCAAAATATATAGCGAGAGTGCTTTTATTATAAGTATTATTACCTATTGTTCCTCCTACAACTGTTTGTATTTGAACCGCACCAGTAGAAGATGAATTACCCCAAAAATAATTGCCTGTAAATATTAAATCTATCCCGTTTAAACTCACGGAAGTTAAACCATTCTCAAACTTATTGTCTGTAATAGAAATATTTGGTTTGGCTGCGTTTGACACAAAAGATGAAGCATTAAGATTGAGTGTCCAGCAATTTTTCCAACTAAATAACCCTCCTGCCCCGTTGGCAGTAGTTGTTGGAACATACATTGTGCCGACTGAACAGCCCCTAAAAACATTCACTGCGTCAACATCAATAGCATCTTCTGGCGCACTAATCATTTGCATCAAAGATGCTGCTGTTGAAAAATATGCAGAACAGTTTTTTACAATATGCTTACTTCTATAAGTAGAATCATCAAGAGCCGTATATCCTGCTGTTTGAGCCTGATAAAAACGAATATTATAGAATTGAACTCCTTGAATATGAAAATTAGATGGATTCCTTAGATAATTGTTTATAATAGTAGTAGAATCACTTCTGACTTTAATACCATAACCGTTCATTCTTATAACTGAACCACCAGATAGCCTATTAGCAGTAGCCAATACTGGTGTAAGCGTAATTTGTGTGCCTGAAATTGATTGTATGGTGTGTGTTGTCGTTGACATACTCCCAGTCGTATCTTGTTTTCCTACATACACTTCATCACCAATAGCCCATCCAGCCGCTTCACAATCGTCAACTGTGTTAATTACTCCTTGACCAGAAGCCGCATCCGCAGATAAAGTTGTTCGTTCGAGTGTTGGAATTGCCCCATATAAAAGTAATGTTCCTTTTCTACACGCCGCGCTAGATGATGTATTTGCAGAACCCTCCGAGTCATAAAATCCGCTATTTCCCGCACTTCCGCTAGTTGGAGTAGCTTTTTCTACAATATCAACTAAAACACTTCCTGCTGTTATTGTGCTGGCAGAAGTTCCTACTTGGAATCCGCTCCCGGCTCCGATAACAAGTAATCCGTCTAATGTAATTGTCAAAAGTGAAGCAGGCTCAGGAACATAAAATCTCGCCACGCCGCTTGGTGTAGGCGTTAGTGTTCTAACTGCTATTCCACATATAGAACGAACAGTGTCGCCCGTTCCAAGGACACCACGCAAAGCCATATCTTGGTCTATCGTAATTCTTCCTTCTGCTATTAAACAATCATTTGCCGAAAAAGATAAAGCATTATCACAATATGCTACATAAAAAGGGTTAGTAGCATCCGATGTTCTAGTATACCAAGTTCCCGTTGAACCGCCAGTATGAGAAACTTGTATCCTCCATTTACTTGCAGTAGTGTCAACAGCGTAAGGAGTTGTAAGTCTGAATGGAACAAAAACACCCTCTGTCTTTTTATTAGTGGAAGCTATTATTTGCGCAGAAGTCAAAGTTATTGTATCTCGAGTTGTCCAAGTGCTACCGACATATTCCTGAAAAACTACTTGAACGCTTCTATCATTTCCAGCATCATTAGTTCTCAATACCAATAAAATACCACGCAAATTACCAGCATTAGCAAAAGTCAAAGCTATCGTCCTTGTAGTAGACAAGGCTTGGTCGGTAGTTGAGAACGTTCCAATATTATAGGCTTCAACACGATAAAAAGCTCCGACATCAGATAAATTACAATCATTTTCTGCGTATATTACGCTCATAATTCAATATTTAATAATTCATTAGATAAATAATCAATCTTATCAATCAATAATTCTTTTTCTGCTTTTATTTCTGTTATTTTAGCTTTGATTTCATCACTTGTAGTTTCAGAAGAAAAAATAAGTGATTTTTCTGTATCATCAGAAAAATAAACATCTATTTTTAACCCTTCTCCGTATTTAATTATTGATTTTATTTTAGCTGTAATCATATTTTTTAAAATGTTAATTCGTTAATATTTTCGTATGTCAATGTTGTTCGACTTGCATAGGCTAGTAGATAGGTTGTCATTGTTGCGTTATTGGAAACATTCGCAAAAGTGAATGTCGGGAAGTTTCCAGTTTCATCTATTTTGGTGAATAACCAAGCTCCATCCGCTTTCATTTTGCAGATATATGTAACGCTCGTTGTGGTGTAATCATCAAGGGCTTGTGTTATATACTCCGATAAATTACCTGATACTGCAGCGATAATATCATCTTGCTTGGATTCTTTGGCTAAATTGTCGGAATCTAGTATTCCTTGTTCTATTGTCATAAAATTATCTATATTTAATTCCGTATTTATTCAAAGTTTTTACGTATAAATCTTGACCAGCACTATCTAATAAATCCTTCTTTTTTTCAAAACTGGCATTTTTATAAGATAACGTTCTCATTATATTTGCATATTTATCAGCTAGTTTTTGACCATATTCTCTGGTTATTTCGTAAAATTTTTCATCTCCTACTTTTTTTATAAGTTCATCTACTTTTGTAGAATTCATAAATCTTAAATCTTTTATATTTGGAGTTTGACCATTATCTCTCAGTCTAAATATTTCATTTACTATTTCATCTTCTCTTACATTTCTAACTCTTGCTCCAAACATCAAAGACTGAAAAGCACCATCCTCATACATAATTCTGCCAAGGGAATCGTGTTTCGCTGGTAAAGTTTTTCTCAAAAAAGGTATTTTTTTAGCTACTGAATCAAGTTCTAATTCAACCAACGGAATATTTAACATATATTTTTTTTGTCTAGTATCTCTTTGAATTTCATCAGTTGCTTTGGATAAATCATACATAAATCCAGGAATAAGTCTTGCCGCTAATTGGTCGGTTGTAAATTCCGCAATACTTTGAACAGCTTTTCCTTCCAAATCTTTTGAAGTCAATGTTTTTATTGTTGTAGCCAATGGCTCAATCCCTGGAGATTTTTCAAATTGTTCTCTCATACCTCGTAAAAATGGTTTTATCATTCCTTGTTCTCCTCCATACTTTTTGGCATATAAAAATCCAACCAAAGGAACTCCTAATGGACCAAAATAATCTACATTTACCCATTTATCCCCAATTCTAACTGCGTTATAAGTAGTATTTTTTAATTGGTCAACCTTAACTCTTGCTGGGTCATATGCCCCAATAAATTCATCTGTGCTTATAGTTCCTGCTAAAATATATGCTCCTGTTAAACCTAACCCTGCCCTAGTTACATCTTTTCCTATTTCTCTCCACGCTTCACGACTAACGCCTTTAAATCCATCTGCACGAATAGCTTTTTGCATTTTATATACTCCTTTTAAAGCTCCAAGTCCTGAATAATCTAGTCCTGACTCAATAACATTAGCAGGTGTTTTTACGAATGGCATCATAATATCTCCAACTGGACCGAGAACATCCCTTATTTTCATATTTAATCTCGCGTTAGCGGAATTATTTGTAAAAGTTGCATACATAGAATCAGCAATAGCCTGATTTCTCACTACTTGACCTTCGGTTGTTCTTGGCTCTATTCTTATCGCATCCTTGAATATTTCATTTGCTCTAACACTATTTCCTCTAGCATATTTACTAGAAACAATATTTGCTGAATCAGCAAAATGAACAGAAGAGAAAGCAACATCAGGTGTTGAAAGAGTTTTATTAAAAATAAAATCAGTGAAAGCTCTTGTATATTTTCCTTTTGGTGTTGATATTTCCTCCCCTAATACTTTTCCAACTCCAGCAATAGGCTCGTCTACGGTTATCATACGGCTCATATCAATTCCAGTTTCTTTAAATATCTTGTTTATTCCTTTAATATATGATTTCAAAACAATACCATCAACCTTACCACCAATAGCTTTGTTTGCTATTCTCCTTGATACTGCCTCAGAAAATCCCATAAATGTATTCGAGATAATATTTAATAATGGCGATTTTATTGAAGCAAGCATTACAGCCTTACCTATTGATTTTGTAAATGTTTTAATTCTTGAAGATGGAATCAAACTTTGTGAATATTCCTGTATTTCTTTCAATTTTTGTGCATATTTAAGATTTCCATTGAAATTATCAACAATATCACCAAAATTATCTCCAAGTTTCTTTCTGGCTTCTAATAATCTTTTTCCCAACTCATTGAACTTCTTTACTTCCTTAGCAGATAAAACAACTTTATTTTTTTGAAGAGCAAAATTTTCTGCATTAGCTTCTATATAATCATTAAACTCATCGATGTTTTTTATTTTTTTATTTAGTTTATTTGCATCAAAATCAGCTCTGTATTTTTCATCAAGATTTCTTTTTACCCAACTCTCGAGAGCTGATATTTTTTGAGATGTTATTGATTTTTCAAATTCATCATTAAGTATTTTAGCAGAATCATCAGAAAGATTTTTTTTGAATAACTTTAATCTTTCCTTAGAACTTAAATATGCCAATTTTTGCATTGGTCTATCTCCTAGCTCGCCTATCGATTGGCGGACTTTATTCATCACATTCCTTGGTATACAAAATGACATATTATTTGCAAATTAAATCATTAAATACTTTATTGGCTCGTTCAAATTTAACTGATTGATTTAGGCTTTCTTTCAATTCCTTAGTTTGTTTTTTTACTTTTTCCATAACTCTTTCTGATTTCGGTTTTCTATTAAGAGCATCGGATATTTCTTGTGAACCTATTTTTGTTCCTTTTAATCTTGCGTCAACTACTTGTTTCATATATTCTTCCTCAGGATTCAGTTTTACACTTGCTTTTTCCATTGCTATTTCTTGACCTCTCCTTGTATTTGATATTCTGCGAGAATTATATAATTGTGCTACTGTCTCCCAATCTCCTTCTCTTTTAGCTTTTTCAGCAAGCATAATGGAAACTGCTGTTTGGGTATTTCCATCAGCTTTTTCAGTTCCAGAAGCTATTTTTATTGCTTTTTTTAAATCTTTTTCAATTAAATTAGCTGCTTCATCAACTTCCCCTTTTATTCTTTTAACATCGTAATCTTCATTTATTTTAAATTCATCTGGCAAATCTTCGTTTAATCTTTTTGCAAATTCTGATTTTTTCTTAACCTCAGACTTAACTTCTGGCTTATTGACCTTTTTTATTTCTGTCTTGGGTAATTGTTTTTTAGAATCGATTATTTTTTTCATTTTATCAACTCCATAAAAATCTACCGCTTCTTTCGCGTCATCTATTGCGTGTTTTTGTGTAGGAAATCCACCACCTTCGTTTAACGATTTTCCAGTTGTTTTTTCTGACACTACCCAATTACCATTTTCATCTTTATGGATAAATGTATCGATGTCATCGTGTATTTTTACTGGAGTTCCTTCTACTTCTACAATTCCTTTTTTTGTAGCAGATTTATATTTTCCCTCTCCTTGTGTAAGAGTGTCTTTTGTCTTTACTTCCTCCTTTGGTGCTTCTGGTTTCTTTGGTATCTCTTTTTTAACCTCTTTCGGTTTTGGAGCTTCTGTTGGAATTTCTTTAGCTTCCTTAATATCTTTTAATATATCTTTTTCACTAACACCTTCGTCTATTTGTCTTTGAATATCAGCAATTTCATCAATATCTAACTTACCAACTTCTTTTTCAATATTTTTTACTGTATTTTTAAATAATGTTCTGCTTGCAAGTTTGCCTGATAATTTGCCTAGCCCTGCTCCTGCTATTCCCAATCCTCCAGCCAATAATCCTCCTCCTAAAGCACTTATTGCTCCAGTCTTTGCAATATCTCCAGCTGTCGCACCTTCTTCTCTTGCTTTTTCTCCAGCACCAGCAATTCCAGTAAATAAAGCACCCTCTGCAATAGCGTCTTTGATAAGTTGTTTTCCTCCACCTTTTGCCAATTCTTTAACGCCTTCTTTTCCAGCTCCTCGCAATAATGTTTTAATTGTTGCTGTTCCAAGTGATTTAAAACCTAATGTTGGAGTTAATTCGGTAGCTGTTGCCAATGACTGACCAATAAGTTGTAGTGTGGTTTTATCTTTTATTTTTCCTCCAACTTGTTCTGTTGTTTTTTTCTGTTCTTCCAAAAGATTAGCAATAGTTTGTTCTCTTCTTTTTTTTATTTCAGGATTGGTTTCTGATTTATTTCGCTTAGATAGTTCAATAATTGCCTTGCTTTGGTCATTGATTGTATTTTGAATTTGCCTATCTATTTTTGGTTGAAATGAAACATCGCTTATTGTTTCAGTAGTTCCACCTGTTAACATTTGTTTCAATCCACCACCAAAAACAAATTCTCCAGCTTTGGATCTAAATGTTTGTGCTTTTTCAGCTTCTTGGGCGTATCTCTCTGCTTCTGATTTTACTCGATTAAAGTTGTCTATTTTTTGTTGTCTTTTGTTTGCTTCTTCAAGTTGTTTTCTTGATTGAGATAAAACATCTTCACCGATTGCCTGTCGCAGTTGCGAATAACTTGAAATCTTGCCGGAACGAGTTGTTCCAGTTTGCAATCCTTGTCCTCCAGACAAAGCCTGTTTAAGCTGTGAATATGATGTTGCCATTTATTCTTCTCCTAAAAATATTTTTCTTAATGTTTTATCAGCGTGAGACCCTGAACCTACATTTATTCCAGCCGCATTCAAAGTCGCTGCTATTGTTCCCCAGTCATCACCTGTATTTACAGCTTCCTCAATTAAACTTTCTACACCTTTATTACTTCTGTCTATTTGTATTCCTCCTTCACTCGTTCCTCCCCCACTCAAAGACTTCCTCTTACTCGCCAATTCCAACTGTTTCAATTCATTTTCATATTCTTTTTCGCTTTCGTATGCCTTAGATAGTTTCTTTTCTGCCTCATTTCTACTTAGTTTTCCTCTTGTTTTTCCGAAAGTCTGGAAGAATAGCTGGTCGAAAGCGTCTTTTTTCGCTTCTTCTCTAAGCTCGTCTTCTCTTTCCAAAGATTCTTTTCTTAGTCTTTCATCTTCGGCACTTGCAAGTTTTTCCTTTTCAAATCCCAATTGGGTACGCAAAACATCAGCCGAAGTTTGACGCTGTTTTTGTAGCAATGCCAGTCTTTCTTGCAATGGTCTTGTTTGGATTGCTGTGCGTTCCGTTATCGCCGCCTGTTGACCTGTTACGAACGGTTGGGCAATAGGCTGGTCGGCTGCCTTTCGTAGTCCCAATTCTTGGGATGTCATAAGGTTGGAAAGCTGTTGTTCCGCTCCTGTTTCTTCTGCTGTCGGTCTCAGCGTTCCAAGAAATCTTTGTTCTAATCCTCCGATGTTAGTTTTTAGGTTTTTTATTTCATTAGCCATATACTTGACAAACTTAATTTATTAGATTATACTTTGGTTGTAATTATTTAATTTAAAATTTATGAAATCATCAATCTACATAATATTATCTTTTACAGTATTTATATTTTCATTTTTCTACTGTTTCCACAACTGGTTGGAATATAAATTCATTCAGGCTGATTTATGCGGACATTTTGACAGAGTTATTGCATATAAGGACGGTCAATCTACTTGGAACGGTAAAAATGAAATCGGAGAGGATAAATCTTGCTATGTTGAGTGGGAAAATAATGGTAAAAAATATAAATCTGAATGGTGGAATATTGGTAATTGTAATGATACTGCTCCTATTGAAATTAACGTTGTTGATTATACTTGTCATTAAAAATTCTTTATCATAGCTTTAACTAATCCTTTACCTTGTTTGTTAGCCTGTAAAGCCTTCGCAATTACTGTCCCGATGCGGGGGTTTTTTTCTGCTTTAGCATATCCTTCTATTTCAGATGTAACTAAAAAATCTCCTTGTGATACTTTTCCAATAACTTTTATTGGTTCTGCTCCTAAAACTGTAGGCAACCCATTTTTATTTGCTACTGCAACAACGCATTCACACATATCTTTTTTGCATTTTCTTAGTCCGCCAAATTTCCAAACCAAAACATCTCCCTGTTCAAATCCTGTTGGATTTATCGTTTTTTCTTTCTTTTTTCCTTTTAAATATTTATTTTTCTGCCTTTCATTCATTAAATTCATTTCATTATATTCACACCCAGTACAACCGGTATTAACTGTTAAATCGTCAACACTTATATCTTCAAACCAACCTCCACTCCATCTTTTATCTGAAGCTCCGCAAGTATGAGCATTATCAGAATCGGGATAAACATTTCCTTCTACTCTCAAATCCCATACACCACCAGTTGTCCCTTCTATTTTTAAATATCCCGAGTTTCCTTGTATTCTTCCTTGTCCTGCCCAAGTTTGGTAATAAGAAGTAGGAAAATCAACAGAATTTCCAGTAAAATGAGCCATTTGGTCACTTCCTTTTCTTAAATAAATATTTCCAATAGAATGTAGAACCATCGCAGAAGATGAATCTGCATACATAGAGCTTTGATATGTTGCTCCATTATAACATTGAAAACCGTTGGCTGAAGTCATTATAGACCTATAACCAGTAGTTGCAGTCTGAATTGTAAATCCCGTAAGAGTTCCTACATTTATTTTATCAGCGTTCAAACTTACTATTTTTGCACTCGTAATTATTGCATTCTTAATTTGAGCAGATAATGTAATCAATTCTCCTGTTGTTATCTCATTGGAAGTTATAGTATTAGCAGCGATTTCATTAGCAGTTACAGTATTAGCTGCTAAATTTTCAGTTGTCAATAAAACTCCTCCTGTTCCTCCAAACACTTGAAATGTAGCGTCTGATGCCGTATCAGTATTGTTTTGAGCCACTCCAACAAGTATCTTATTTGTTCCAACTGCGTCACTAGCTGTTGTTGATGTTTGTAATGCCGTTTCAGATGTTCCAGTATCCAAATAAATATAAGTTATTGCACTCATATTTCCAGTATTTCCTGCGTCTATTGAAAATGTTGTCCCGTCAGATAAACTGATTATTCCGCTTGTCCAGCTAACTGTGTTATAATCAGTAGCCGAAAATGTCATCGTGTTCTGCCAGCCAAGAATTGATGGTTGAGAACCAGCTTTCAAATCTGACAAAGTTATTCCATCTCCTTCAATCTTCCAAGTGCTTCCAGAGCTTCCCTCGATATAGCTTGTTTCAGTTTTCAATCTTATCGGAGCAGACCTAAACAAAAGCATTTCATCAACAATAGCCCTGACTTTAGCCTCGTCTACAGGTTGAAAACCTCCACCTATTCCATAACTTTTTTGTTTAAATTCGCTCATCGGTCTTTGTTTACGTCTAATTCAATTACTATCGGGAGTAAAACAGGCAATTCTACCGTTCCCTCCCAGTTTAATTCTATAAAAAAATTGTTTTCTCCTATTGCATCGCTTAAATTTGGTCTTTTATAAACCGCTTTTCTACCTGAAAAATTGGTACTGTTTATCGTGTCTAGTGTTTTTATCGTGCTTCCGTCATCAATATAAATCTTTGGAATTACGCTCATATTAGTTGCCAGTGTTGCTCCTAGTGGGATTATGAGCTTGCTTATTTGAAACTTATTTCCAACATTAAACATCTTGCTTCTCCAAACTGATGAATAAGTAGCTGTTGAGCTTTCCTTATCCAATCCTTTGGCACTGTCATCTCTCCATCCAGCCACAAGTTTAGGCTTCACGCTGGAAGACTGCTGAACGTACTTGAGAGCCGTCACAAACTGATTTGCACCGCTTGAGGTAGTCTTGACTACATTATGCAATCCAAATGGCAAATCACGCCGTTTTGAGCCTAATGCGAACACGCTGGCAGAATTCTCCGGATAAGTTGTATATGCTCCGAAATTCACCCTATTTCCCAAAGCGTCTACTGCTCCAGCCAAAGGCGGGTTTCCTTCTTCAAAATAAGCCACTTCACTCACGCTTTCGCCTCCGATATATCTTGAAACTCTTACCCCGTTTTGAGCGTTTCCTGAAAATATATAAATTGTTCCGTTTACGTTTAATAAAGCCGTTACGAGAGGGTCTGGAAGATATACAGGGCCTCTATAAAATGTATTGGTATTTACAGCATCCCAAAAGAATAAAGCCGCACGTCCTTGATTTAATGTGCTATCTAGTGTCTGGATTGCTCCTATAACCAAATCAGTAGAATAACTTTCAATGCAAGTAGGATAAAATCCACTAGGCAAATCTAAGGCGTTATAAAGACTTCCATCATTCGTATCACCATTTACAGTTGTCTTTGTTGTCTTTATTTTGTGCAAAACTCCTTGATTATTTACTACATCGGAAAAATACAGAGCGTTATCTCCGTGCATATGCATTACGTGATTAGGCAATGTTACACCCCTTATTGATGGATAAGTTGGATTTCCTAGTGCTGTTTGGCTTCCTAATGTCGCCGCCGTCCACACATTTTGAGCTATTGCTGGCGTTCCGTCCATCGGTCCGTATCTTGCCACGTTAGTCGGAGTTGCTAGATATATGTAGTTGTTGTAAAAAGCCGCACCATTACCAGCTCCGCTTGTTGGAGATGTTATATCTGTTTCACTTCCTAGTGCACTACTATAACTGGCAACTTGTCCAGCGTCATCATAGACATAGACTTTTTCATCTTCTGGGTTTGTGATTATCCATTTGGGATTTCCAGTGATATTAGCTCCGCTAAACTTCTCATATCTTGTCGGAACAAGCATTCCAGAGGTTTTAACATCTGAACCAATAGGATAATCTGGGTCAACTCCAATAGCAGAATTATATCCGTCTGATGAACCGAAGTATTGTGTTTGGGTAAAACCTCCCAATATTGATTCTATTGTGATTGTTTTTTTCATCTATGATACGTTATTAGGATATAAATTAGGATTTTCCATATCAAATCCGTCAATATCTGAAACGACGGGATTGGTTGATTTGCTTAAATTATCCTCTCTTAATTTTTCCATTCCTCTTTCATACAAAACGCTGTATCTGTCCGCTCGGCTGGCTTCTGGTTGAACACTGGTAAAAAAGATATTCAAAGAATAATAAATCGGTAGCATTTGATAAGATTCTGGAATTAAAGAAACTTGAGCCAATGTGTAATCTCCCGAACCAGCCACAATGCTTATTCCCTGATAAGTGTCTTTTAATTCAAGGTTGGTAGCGTCTGTGATTGAGTCTATCTCATACCAATATCCATCTCCTGTGTTGGCTGTATTTGAGTCAGTGAGTCTTATCCACCTGTCAGCCATTTTAGCAGTCCATACAGTGCTACTTCCGACAATCGTTTCGTCTCCGTTTGTGGCTGTTACTATCGTTCCAGTAGTGTAGTCTGCAACAGTCAAATCTTTGTAGTTTCGATTATAAATAAGCTCTATGGCGTTTATATTGGCACTGGAAGGGATCGGGTAAATCTCTACTTTTCTGTTCACATAATCAATAAAATAATGGCTTGGAATATCAGACTCTACATCTGTTGATTGATTGAGTATATTCCATTGATGACGACTTGTTATCTCTTGTGGCGTGTATTGAGTAGTGTCAATCGTTACGGTCAATGTCATCATCGTATCAAAGTTGTATGGGAGTTTGTATGCCTGTTGACTTGCCACTGTTGAAAGCGTTTTACTTGCTTCTCGGAAATTGAATCTTTTGTCATTGACAATCATTCTGTCAGCTTCATTCATCAGAGTATCCCCCAATGTCAAAACATCGGAAGATGAGTCTCCGCATAGGTCTCCGAATAAATTTCTTCTTTGTGTATAACTTAGCATAGGTTTTTGTTATTATATTTCCATTAACTTCCAGAATCTTTTTAAGAGAGTTATTATTTCTTGTATATTAAATGTTTACAGTAAATGTCATTCCACCACCCCTAGAAGCGCCCAAGCCAAAATTTGCAGTATCATATCTTCTAAAAATAACAGAACCTACTGGAGAAATTAACCCGTATCCTCCATAGTATATTGAATCTCTTACTCTTCCAGATACAGCTACTGAAATTTGAGCTACTGAAAAAGGAAGAGTAGAAATCAAGTCAGTTGAGGCAGTACCACCAGTGGTTCCTTCTTCTGCTAAAATAATATGTAAAGCGTTACCAACTAATTTATACTTAGCTATTATTACGCTTACAGATGTCCAAGTCATAGAACCAGACGCTGAATTTACAGGCAACCAATCTTTCCAATCCGTCTCATAAATTGGTCTTTGAATAAGATTAGTAGCTGTGAAAGTTGGAACTGTCCAAGTATATCCAGCACCAGCGGAAAGAGTAGCGGCGAAACGACCGATATTGACATAACTGTCTTCAGCGGCGGCGTTTGTAATTGTGGAAATACCAGCGTATTTTTCATCGGTTGTCGTTGCAGAAAACTCGCCATATTGATTCGCAAAAGGAATACGAGAAAATCCGATAACCACTCCGTCAGTGGCGTTGTAGCCAAGGTAAACGAAATAATCTATTTCTTTGGTAGCCAGTTCAGCACTTCCAGCTTTGCACCAATTTGTTGCGGCGTTTTTTGTGACAGAAAGAGCTGAAGTTATACTTCTCACTACTCCCCCTATCATCACATAAACAGGGTCAGTTGCTGATGGGTCATCTCCTGCTAGAGTTTTCAGAGCGACTGTGAGGTTTCCAGAATCGACGGATGGAAGTATGCGACCGTTAATCATTTGACCTTCAGCGAGGTTGAGATTGGCATATCTAGTTAAAGAATCCACATAAGCCTTAATAGATTGCTGTGAAGCTACCGCAGTCGCACTGTCAGAAGCCATAGTGTCTTCGTCTTTGAAATCCAAAAGACTTGCTGTTTCTGAACCTGTGAAATATGGAACTTTGTTGGCTGCGGAAGTAAGTCCTGCTAATGCCGCCAATTCAGCGTCATAAGCCTGAACGTCTGTTCCTATTGCTAATCCTAGTGATGTCCTTAGTGTCGCTCCTGTTTCCTCTTGAAATGTTCCAGCTCCTGTTCCGACTAATACTCCACTATCTTGAGTAAATTCACTGTCTTTGATGTATTGAGGATGGTCGTCGTCTGATAGCCCGTCTAACGCTCCGTGGTCGTGCTTGTGGAGCGTTGTAGCTCCTCCGTCTGTTAAGTCAGTTGCATTTACATCTGAAATATTATTTACTTCCGCACCTGCTTCTATTCCGTCAAGTTTACTTTTATCCCCGTCAACAAAAGCACCTTCCGCTAAAACTGCTTGAAGTCCTGCTTCGGAAGCTGTTTGATTTATCCAATTTCCACTTGCGGTATCGTATGACAAAACTTCATTATCGGCAGGAGTAGTTATCACAACATCTCCAATATCATCTAAATCACCAACCGTAACAACAGCCGATACTTTAAGCCTACCAGTTGTCGGGTCAACTAAAAGACGGCGTATTTCAGCGTTTGCGTCGTCTGTTACCCCTAGGAGTGTTCTAAATCTATTGTCATCAATTTTTGCATTTTCTTCGCTCATTCTTCTAATAAATCAATAAATAAATATCCCAATTCGTTATCTATATGGAGTGGAGTTGGAGTTGTGTTTGCGTCATCCGTTACAGCCATAGCCGTTGGCTCGCTATTTTCGTCAATCTTATTTGTATTTAAAGTCCTAGCTTCATCACCCACTGCTGTTATTTCGATAAGAAGCCTTCCAGTTGTCGGGTCTACCTTTAAATTGGCTGGATTACCGTCTGTATCAACCACTAATCCTGTCGGCTCTCGATTGTCATCTATTTTAGCGTTGCTCATTTAAAACGTCGTTTAATCTTTTTTTAAAATCTTCAACTTCTTTATATTTATTTGAAATTTCTTTTTCTTTTTCTTCCAATAAACCACTTTCAATATCAATCATTTTCTCTTTTTCCTTTATTTTATTTTCCCTTTCGTTTAACTCTTTTTTCTTTTCTTCAATTTCTTTTTTATCGTTTTCAATATCTGTTCTTTGTTTTTCTCTCTCACTCTCTATTTGTTTTCTTTCATTTTGTAAAGTTTCCAGTGCGAGATGATTTTCTTTTATCTGAACAGTGATGTTAGCAATCTGATTTTCAATGTCATTTTTTTCCTTTATCAACTTATCAATCTCTCGTTTCTCTGAATTTTTAGCACTTTCAAGTATACCAATTTCCCTTGTTTGGATAGCTAGTTTCTCTTTTACTTTTTCAACTTCCTTTTTAATATCATCAGGAAGTGAAATTGTAGATTCATTATTTATCATAAAATTATCCAGGGAATTGAGTTACAGTGTATCTAGGTGTTGTGCCTGCAAAAGAAATCAATCCTCTGTAAATTACACCTTGGGTTTGTTCGTATGAGCCTGCTGTTCCGTCATCATTTGCTGTTCCAGCTTTCAAAACAACATCAAAAGACGAAGTTGTTGCTCCGCTTCCTAATTTTACAAACAAAGCGTTTTGACCAAGGTTTTGAATTAAAAAACCTTTTCTACTTGTGTTAGCCGCAACATCAGTAGCTTCGGTTAATATCCCCGTTCTACTCACGCTATCGACTGATACCATTTCGCTTGCCATAGTTTTAAATTAAATTTTTACGTCTAGCTTCTTCAAAAGCTAGTTTTAATGTCTTTTGCTGGCTTTCCAGCTTGATTCTTTCACTGTTTAGCCTCTTTCTATCTTCTTCAATTTCACTCATAAGAACATTGAGTTTTTTTTCCTTGTCGTTTAATTTTTCTTCTCTTTCGTTTTGCTCGTCATTCTTTTCTTTTATGTTTTCTAATGCTTTTTCTAAATCTACATTGAAATTATAAATATCAGTATCAAGTTTTATTTTTCTCTCTCTATGCTCTCTTTCTTGTTTTGATATGCTTTCTTTTTTTGATGATAGTATACTCTTCTCATTTTCAATGTATTTCTTATCATTTAATAGCGATTTTTCCGCTTCAATAAGCCTTTTTTGCTGTGTAATCAATTCTTTTTCTTTTTTTTCAAGCTGTTCCAGTTCGTATTCAAGTTTTTCTTTGAGATAGTCAACTGGCTCTAAGGCTATCTTTTTGCGTCTTTCAAGCTCGTGTATTTCGCTTTCCAATTCAGCTTTTTTTTGATTTGATTTTTCAAGAAAAGAATTAAGCTCTTTCTCTGCTTTTTCTTTCCCATCAAGAGCTTTTTTCTTTTCAAAATCCAAATCTTCTTTCAAAGACGCTTTTAATTTCTCCGCTTTGATTATTTCATCAATTTCGGATTTTCTTTCAAACTCCCGTATTCCATTGACTTCTTGTTTACTTAGCAGTCTCATTTAGTTCTTCAAATTCCTTATTTTTGTTATCAACCTTGTTTTCAATCTCATCTACTCCTTCTGCTTTGATTTCATCTTCTCCAAAGCATTTTTTGAGTAGTTCGCCTCTTAGTGGCTCAAGATTGGTAGCTTTTTTCTTTTTATTCATTTCTCTGTCAACGAGATGTTTGGCAAACATTTCAGCTTGATATTTTCGAAAGTATGTTGATTGCTTGGCTTTAACCGTGTAATCAATTCCATCGAATTTCCAAGTGAAGTCATCATTTGTAAAGTTAATGAACTGTATCGCTTTTTCTTGTTGTTTTTTTTGACCTTTCATAATTTTAGAAAGTTATGAGCGGGTGAGACTCTTTAATTAGCACCCTGTGTCTTTAAACGTCGAACCCTGTGTCGGGCGGTGATAAAGCTCACCGCCCAAAGCTATAAACTTAATCAATCTGCAAAAATATACTTCGATATTCAGTGTCTACGCCTGCAATCAATGCAGAACCAATGCAGTGAAGGGTAGCAGCTTGAGTTTTAACAGCACCAGCAACTGCGGCAGAAGGAGCAACTCCTAATCCAACAGCTGTGGCAGTGTCATTTAAACAAGATACAACACCTTTTGTGCAAATAAATCCGTAATAACTTGCAGTAATATCTTTAATCGCAACTCCGACCGGATGATTGGTTGCGGTAGTTGGATTAACAATTACACCATTGTAAGATGCAGGAATAAGTTGAACTTCCGAAGAAGTAGTCAACGCCTCTTCCAAAGCATCGTGCAATGTTACTGTAAGGCTTGCTGAAGCGTCAGCAGCTGGATTACTTTTGATTTGGTAAGTAAATCCCTCTCCTGTTGCGTCATTTACAATCATATATCCGCCTGCGTACATATTTGCAGTTGCTGCGGTAGCTCCCAAGGTTACAGTAACCTGAGTAGCTCCGATAGCAGCGGCAGCCGCAACGGCGATATTCTGATGATTAGCAGTGATAGCAGGAGCTTGTTGAAGCTTTCCAGCTACCAAAGCAGTTCCACCAGCTTTGACATAACGGAATGTTCTTCCGTCAGAGCTTTCCACTCTTTGCCCAAGTTCCATTTCTTGTACAGAGCTTTCATCGAAAACTCCTGCGGAAGCGACCTGAGCTTGTGCGCTAATTTGTGTCATAGTTTTTTTTAGTTAATTATTTATCAGGATGAGATTCGAAACAAACAGGCTTTCGAGTATGTTTGTTAATCTCTTTCTCAGCCTTGCGAACTTTTTTGACTTTTGGTTTTTTGTCAGCTTTCTTAGCCATAATTTTTTGTAGTTAATTTCTAAGCAGCTGCGACAAATAAACCAGCCGTCGCCCCAGTCGCTTGAACTCCTCCTGCGACCTCAACATTGGTAAAATCATCAGCCCAATCAGTAGCTCCGAAAAGCCAACTGTTGAACAAAAGAACAGAACCACCAAGAGAAGCGTGCAAATCCATAGCTACTGTCATAGCGGTAGCAGTTGAATTTGTAGCGTTATGGAATGTACAGTCTTTAAATTCAACAAATCTGTCAACATCAGCGGCAGAAGCAGCCTTCACGAAAAGGTGTCCTGCGTTATCAGCGAATGAAACAAATCTACATCCTTCAAAAACATTTCTAGTACTTCCACTAGCCAATTCCAATTCTGCATTTGTTGTAGAGCGAGCAACTGTATCAAGACCGATTGTGCAGCCATTGAAATAGTTTTCCTCTGCTCCACTCATTGAAATACATCTTGCAGCCGCGTCATCACCAGCAGTAGCGTCTCCAATTCCAGCGAAGTGAACTCCGTGGAAAGAATTTCTATCACCAGTTAGACTTACTAGAACATTCAAATCAACAAATGTTCCAAGTTGAACGTTTGAGAATGTATTTCCCTGTCCTGAGATAGTCAATGCTGGACTATCATCAGCAGTTTTCCATAAAGCACGAGAACGAGGAGAGAACGGAGAATAAGCACTGGCACCAATAGTAGTGATGTGGTTTTTACTCCAAGCAATCGCTGATTCTGTTGTGCTTGATGTTCCATTAGGAGCGACAACAATCATATCATAATTGTTAGTCGTGCAAGCTGTATAAGCTGCTCCTAATGTTGCAAAAGCGTCATTCCAAGAAGTTCCGCTATTTGCTGTGTCGCTTCCGCTGTCGGCGTCTACATAGTAGATATTTCCAACATAAGGCTTAACACCGATTCCAGCTGTATCAGACATCTCAATTTTATGTCCATATTTCAATGCTGGAATGTAATCTCTAAGTTTTCCCATAGTTGTTTACTCTCTCTGGTCAAGCCAGGTCAAGAGTTTCTTAATGATTAAATTCCGCTAATTCCTGTCAATTTTCCTGACCTTTTTGGATTCCATCCTACCAATTCACCACCAAGATAGATGTGTCCTACGATAGCAGCTTGATTGATTGGTTTAATCCATCCGCTCCAAGAAAATCCAAGACCAATAACTTCGGAATAATCATTACCCTCAATGTCGGTTGCTTTGAATTTAACAGGAGTTGTTTCAGGCATAGAAAGAGCTCTCCATTCAATATAGTCTTCGTTCAAGAAATAAAGCACACCAGAAGTACATTTTTCGTCCTTCAAAATAGCTTTACCCTTGTAATCAAGACCAGTAAATCCTGTTCCTGCGCTCATTCCCTTAGTCATTCCAACAGTCTTGTTGATTCTTTCTTGTGGTCTCAATAATTGACCATAAAGAGAGAATATAGTTTCAGTTGTAACTCCTACTGTTGGCTCTTGAGAACCGCTTGAGACAGCGTCCCAAAGAGTATCAAGTTTAGCCAAAGTTAGAGTTCCTCCTGAAGCTGTAACTGTTGAATTAAGCGTGGAATAAGTAGTTCTGCTCAATCCTCCGATAGTTGCAGCGTTTGTTCCGTCATCTACCAGTGCTTCAAGTCCCAATGGGTCTTTGGAGTCATTTCCTGTTCCGTCGCTGTAAAAAATATCTCCTAGCTCATCAGCCATATCTTCTGCTCGTGAAGCCATTTCAAGGCTCATAAGTTCGGTTACTCCTTCTTCTGTTTTGTTTACTGCAAGTTCTGTTAATGGAAGGGTTACATTTATCTCATAGAAAGCAGGGTCATACTCCATATTTACACGAGTTTCGCTGGCTGCAGTTGAGAAAGTATCCATTCCTGAGAAAGAGCTACCAGCGTTACCTTTGGTATATTTGATAGCCTTTTTCATTTTTCGTCCTACCCAAGGTTTTGCGGATGTCAACATTCTTGTCAAAAATACGTTTGTATTTAAGATTGTGTCAACTACCTTTGGCAAAAGCCTTGTTTGAGTCGTTGTTTCGACTCTTTGTCCTAATGCTATTGACATAGTTTTTTAATATTAGTTAATTACCAACCCCATTTTCGTACCTGAGCCATAGTTGGCACGTCTGAGTTATCAGACTTGTTTCCAGAACCTCCTTTGTTCGATGATGTATCGGCAATCTTTTTCTTCGTATCGATAGTCTTATTTTCTTCTTTTTTCATCAGCTCATAAATCTGATAACCTTTTTTGAAGTCAAGACTTCCTTTACTATTGGTTGGCATATAATCCTCCATAATCTTCATTAGTCTGTTCTCGTCGAATTTTTTGCCTTCGTCTCTGAGTGATTTAATTTCATCAGCAACCCAAGTTTCATCCTTTTTGTTTTCTTCGGTTTGCTTTTGTTGTTGTTCTTTCAACTCAGATAAGATTGACTCTATTATTTCTTTCTTATCTTGTTCTCTAGAATTTCGATAAGAACTCCATAAGTCTTTATCATCGCCATAAAGGTCTGAAAACCATTTAGGCACTGCAACAGGTTCATCCTTCTTTTTCGAGTCTTCGATTTGAGAAATCTTTTTCTCAAGAGATTCAAATTTCTCTCGATACTCGTTTCTCTCATCTACTAGCTCTTTAAAGCGTGGATGCTTGTGAAAAGGGACGTCTTTTTCATCGGGATTATTGTCAGATTCATCATCGGATTTTTTGTCTTTTGACTTTTCATCCTTTGACTCTTCTTCTTCGCCATCCCGCGATGGCTCTTCCTTTTCTTCTTCTTCTTTCGGGTCTTGCGATTCCCCAGGGTCTTTGCCCTCTTCCTCTTCAAAGGCTTTTCCACCTTCGTTTGGAATGTCCGCAAAAAAATCTTCCATATTCTTTTCTCTTGTGGGCTGGACGAACTCCCTTAATTAGCGTCCAAATATCTAAATTTATTATTTTTTAGGAACTTCACCCTCTGGGTTTTGTGCGGCTAATTCTTGATTGAGAGCCATTTGCGTTCCAGCTTCTTCTATGGCTCGATTCTGTTGTGATTGCATTACTCTTTGACCTATTGGTACTGCTTCATCTTGTTCTTGTTCAAACAATAGTTCAGGAGCCGCTTTCCATAGGAATAGTTTTTGTGCCGCTTCCCTTGGATTTGGATGGTCTAACGCTTCAAACATTGATATAGGGTCAAGAAGTCCTGCTCCTGCTAGGTCAATGGCTTGATTTGCTTCTGTTAATGGGTCTTTTGGTATCAATGAACCAGGTTTGACACTAACAGTGATTTTTCTTCCCCTAAACATATCCCTCTGAATAGCCACGTGTTGCATTGCCTTTTCACTCCCCAATATTGCTCCGACGTGTTCATCATCGTAATAAACCATCATCATCTGAACCATCCAGTTATATAATTGGTCTGCAAACTGTTCGAGATATTCAGATACTCCTCCGCCTATTCTTGATGAGTCTTGTTCTCTGATGATTATTTTTCCTCTTACTGTTTGTTCACTTGTTGTTCCTTGTGGTGTTGAGCCTCTTGTTCCGAATATATTTCTTAGTTCGTTTCTTGTGTCAGCTAACTGATTGAATACATCAGCAGGAAGTCCGGAGCCTGTCATTCTAACTGCCGCTTCATTTGGATTTCCACTTTCGATGTATAATCCTCCACCTTTTCTTGCCGCTTCAATCGCTTGTGTTGCCTGTTCTCGTGTTAATCCGCTTCTTTCTCCCGATATTACCCAGCCGCCATTCATTCCGTTAGTATTCTTCAAAATCTGCATTTGCTTTGTATTCACGATGTCTTGGTTGGATAGATTTTGACCGATAAGAGATGTTTCATCGTTTGGATGTATCCCTAAGTTATACACAGAGAGAAAAACATAGGGCTTCTTTTTAACTGAAAAATGATTCATCGCTGGCAACATCTCCTCTGTTTCATTTCCCATTTCATCAACGACAATCCTGGTTTCTTCTTCGTTCCAGTGTGGATTTTCCCTTTTATCAAGCACAACTTCTTTCATCGTCCAAAACAGATAATCATCAGTCCACCATTCTATGTATTTAACCTTTGTTCCCATTTTTCCTTTAACTTCGTCTTCTATTTCTTTCTTCTTATCAGGGAAACGCCTTATCAAAGAGCTGGCTTTTTCTTCTTTAAACTCACCAATATACTCCCCTGTATATTCCATATCATCATTTATCTCTGCGTCTGGGTCTAATATTAGGTTTTGAGGTCTTATAACAGAAACTGTCAAATCATTCTCATCAGTACTCCATCCTATTTTGGCTACTCCAAGAAGATACAATGCCCAAAATCTGGTTACTCTTTTTAGTCTTAGTTTTACTCTGAGCCTATCTGAGTGGTAAATAAGCATTTTTCTAGTGTTTTCTGCTAGTTCCTTACCCTCATCAGTATCATCTGATACAACCATAGGGTCTGGGTTTCTTTGTGTTGCTATAGGCAAGAAAGTTTCTAATGCTTCAAATATGATATTATCAGCGTATGGACGTGAGTTGCTCATCTCTCCCGCTGTCTTTTCCGCATTGCTGTAATGCTGTCCTAGCCAATATTTTTCATTTTCTTCTCTTTTTTTGTTTATTTCAGGCTGGTAGCTGTTCCACGCTTTTCTCCATTCTTTTGACAATGATAAAAGCTCATCATCAGGCATTGACAGTTTTAATTCCTCGACTAAATCAGCAGCTCCTTGCTCCTGTCCTTTTTCATCTCTAACTTTGTTTGTTGGATTTGTCAGCGAGTTATATCCGCTAGACAAAGCCGAGAACACATCTTTTATAGCCATATTTTGTTATTTATACGAGACACAAATTGTTGCATTGTTGCTTAATCGGCTTGCCTCGTATTCGCTTGACCGTAGTCATCGCTTTTTATGTGCCGTATATATAACAAAAAACCCAAAAACGTAATGTTCTTGGGTTCTTGTGGGTTTGAACCTTTGATTATGCTTCAACCTTGTACGCACAATCTATTGAAATGTATCTACACTAATTATAGCATACAAAACACTACTCTGTCAATACTTGTCAACTATGATAGTCTCACATCGTATAATATACCCTTCTTTTTCAGGGTCAATGAATATCACAATCTTTCCGGCTTTTTCTTCTTTGAATATAAGCTGGTCGATTCTATCTCCTGCTTCTTTTAGTTTTCGTATGTATTTTTCGTTTTTATCTAGCATAGTTATACGTCACGCCAATCTTCTTTTTTATTTCTTAACTTTTGAATATCAATTACATCTTTTGCTTTGACATTTCCAAATATATCCGCTTTATATCCTGTCTGAATATCTGCTGTTTCTGGTTGGATTATTCCTCCCTCTCCAGCGAACCTCATCATTCCAACTCTCCAGTAGACAGTTGCAAAGCTTAAATCTGATGGTCCAGACTTAACCCATATCTTTCTTTTTACATCTCCGGTCTTTTCATCCATTTCTTTTATTCTAGTCAGATTATTCCATTCAAGCCAGTAGTCATACCATTCTTCACTTGTTCCTTGCACTTGGATACGCTTATCTGTAAACTCATCAACTACAAGTTGTATCATCCTGTTTCTGTCAGCAATAACAGCACCGTCTTCATCTGATTTTCCCCATCTTACTAGCTCCTTTGTTTTTCTATCAGTCCCGAATGTGCATAAAAATACTCTCCCTGGATATTTTTCTCTCAATGCTCTGCACCCTATCAAATCACCTCCTTGATCTATTACTACAATAGCTTTTTTCCATCTATTCAATAAGTCCTCTATCTCGCTATATTCCTTAGCCTTATCCCAATAAAATAACCCTTTCTTTCCTCCTATAACATAATGTAATTGAGTACCTGTATCTACCCCAATAACAACCCTTTCATTAACATCTGGCGTTAATATATTATTAGTCAAATTCTGTTCAAATGCTTCTCTGGTCAATTTGTTTCCTCCTCCGACATATGGAAATCCCAGAACCTTGTTATAAAAATATTCTTCTGTCTTATCGTTGTAGTAATCAATTATATCCTCCGCTTTAATCCAAGGGCATAGAAATAATGGTATCCAGTATCCGCTCATCTTTCTATCCTTGTATTTGGCAATCCAGCGTCCTTTTTTTCTGTCTTCATCGTATATCTCACATTTGCAGTGCTTGCAGATATATTTTTTGTTGTCTATGTCAAAACTTTTCGGCCATTCTAGATATTGTTCTTTTCCGCAATGAGAACAAGTTATAAACCAATGCTTCTGGTCTGATTTGTGCCAATGCCTGTCTACTCCGAACCCTGGGGCTGACGGATGAGAGAAAAACCATTCTCTTCGCAGTGTGCTTGCCTGTAAACGTGTTGAATACTGTTCTATAACATCTTGCTTGCTTGCGTCAATTTCATCATAACTATTAAGGTCTGATGACACCATCATCGCTTGCTTTTGGGACCAAGTTCCTCTGTAATATATAATGTTATCTCCTACTATCTTCTGTTCAACAGTGTCTTTGTCTTTCACCCATTCTTGCAATACTGGATTTTGGGCTATTATACGGTTTATTTTTCCCCCTGCGAATTGATTTACATCTCCCTGAGTTGGTAATGTATAAATTAAATCAATCTTCTTATTCTTGGCTATCCATAGTGTTGCCAGTATCGCCGCTGTTGAAAATCCGATTTGTGCAGCCTTGAAAGTAACAATGTCCCTCTCTAGGCTTGCCATATCTCTCAAAACATCATACATAAACAGATAATCATCGAATTGGTAAGGTTCGCCTGTTTCTGTTTTTATGTCATTCTTGAGTATCCAATTGATTAGACTGTAATTTTCCAGCATCTGGTTTTTCAACTATTATTACGCTTCCTCTTATTTCTCCTCCGATTATGTCTGTCTTAGGCAATAGTATAAATCCATTATCATTTAATAATTTTTCAATTGCTTTTAACACTTCTTCCTTTGTCATTTTTTTGGAATAATCACCAATTGAGGCTCTTGTCCGTTGATAATTATGTTGGGAGTTATTTTAATTTGTCTGTTGTGCCTTTCCAATACTTGGTTTATTTCTTCTACACAATCCTTGGTTTGTTTTTCTTCTTCTTGCTTAATGAGTTGTTTGGCTTGTTCAATTTTATCTTCCGATTTTTTCATCTTGTTTTGGTTTTAAATTGATTATAGCTCCTTCGGCTGTCAATATAGACAAGCCTGTTGAGATTGCGTTTTTTAATGCTGATTTAGTTGTTTTGACCGGGTCGATTATTCCTGACTGGATAAAGTCCTCATATTGTCTGGTTATTACGTTATACCCTTTTTCACCGACTTTCATCAATACTTTATCAACATTTTCATCTGCATTGGCTAATATTGTCTCAATAGGAGACTGACAGACTTCATACATTATCATAGAAGCCTCATTTTTGCGATTTAAGCCCTTTGCGATGTCGAATAGTTCTAAACCACCACCTCGAATGATTCCTTCCTCTATGGCTGATTTTGTGGCGTTTAAGGCGTCCTCCATTTTAAGTTTCATCTCTTTGGTTTCCTGTTCGCTCTCTCCTCCTACTGTAATGACTGATACACCGCCTTTTAACTGTGCTAATCTTTCTTTTAATTCTATTTCTTCAATTTTTCCTAGCTTCTTGTTTAGTTCTGTTTCGGTGTCTTTGATAGCCTGTTCGATAGCTTTCTTGTTTCCACTGATAACGATTGTTTTTCTTTTGTCGCTTTCAATCTTTTTCGCTTTTCCTAAAATATCAAAGTTTCCTAATGGTTGAGATCCTTCACCTCTGGTTGAGAATTGAAGACCGTTATCGTTGTTCACCACTTTCGCACCTGTTATTGAAGCTATGTCATCCGTGTTGCTTGTCTTAACTACATTGACCGCTAGTGTTCCTTGTAGCTTATTGTGAGCAAGAAATCCTAGCACCTCGTTGCTTATGTCCTCAACAAAAAAACAAATCTTGCTTGTTCCTTTTTTAACCATTCCGTCAAGAAGTGGAAGAATGTCATTGACTGATTCTATTTTCTTTTTTGTGCAAAGTACCGGGATATCTTCCAATTTAACGCTTTGAGTTCGAATATCGTTGATAAACACTGGTGCCATATATCCGGTTTTCAGTCTTATCCCCGGAACCTGCTCTACTGTTATGCCTGGAATCTTCCCCTCTTCTAGTTTTATAAGGCTGTCTTTTCCATAAGTTTTGTATAGTTTAGCCACTTCTTTTGCTATGTCCTTGTTAAGTGAAGACACGTAAGCAATTCTCTCATAGTCTTTTTCTGTGATTGGGATAGCTCTTTTATCTAGTTCTTTGATGATTTTGTTTAGTTCTTTTTTTATTTCTTCTCTTAATCCTCTGGGGTCTGTGTTTTCGCTATCCATCATTTCTTGAAGAAACGAATTAAGCAATACAATACTAGTAGTTGTTCCGTCGCCACTATCTTCGTTGGTTTTGTCTGCTACCTCCTTGGCTAGTGTAGCACCAGCATTCATTATCTCGTCTTCTAATTCTACATTCTTTGCAATGGTTACGCCGTCATTGATAATCATCACACTACCGAAGCCGTTATCCATTACAATGTTTTTTCCTTTTCCTCCCATTGTTGGGGCTACTATGTCGTGTACTTCTTTAACTCCGTCCGCTAGGAGTTTTTTTGTTTCATTGTGGAATATTTTTTTCATCTTTATTTTTTAACTTATTAAATAATTCTTGTTCGTATTTTTCAGCTATTTCTTGAGCTTCTTTATTGTCTACTTTGATGTTGGCGTTGACATTTATGTTTTGGCTTTTTTCCGGGGCATAGCTTCCTTTTAGTTTATATCCCATATCCAATGCTTTTATTCCTATTTCTTCTTTTTCTGAATTTAAAAACTCTTTGTGTTTTTTTGTTAAATCTTCATCTGGAAGATATTTTTTTAGTAATTCATTAAATCCTTTACTCTCTGTTAATTTTTGTGGTGTTTTTGCTGTCGCTTCACTATATCCAACTTCTATCATTGCTCTACTTTCGTTTCCACCATTTTCCACTATCTTTTTAAAAGCTTTTTTTTGTTTTTCGGTTGGTTTGACATTATAGCTCTTTTTTTGCTTTTCCGTTTCCATATATTCTTGAATAATTTTTATCTCCTTTTTGAGCGAGGTCTCTTTGGTGTTCTTTTTTATATCTTTCGTTATCTATCTGTCCTATTTTGTTTTTTCTAAATACAATACGTCTTTTGCAATATTCACATACTTGCACTAATCCGTCGTTTGTTTCTTGTACTATTTGGTATTTGTGTAGGCAGTTCATTTATTTAATTCTTTTTCACAATTTATGCATAACCATCCTTTTTCTTGATGATGAGCTCCCGAAATAATATGCTCCTTACCACAATTTCCGCATTTTTCATCAAAAAAATACACTTTTCCACGCAATATATTTATAATAATATCTAATACTTTCATTTGATTATTCCTAAAACTTCTTTTTCTCTTATATAACTGGCTACCTTACCTTGCGCGTATTCTACATTATCAAGACTCCAACTCTTAAAGTGAACAATGTCGCCTTTTTTAATTTTTTTTACTTCATCACCAACAGCTAAAACTTCCGCCTGTTCGTTGATTAGGTTTTGTTCCACTGTTGATACATCCAGTCCTGATGTTGATTGAAACTTCTCCTCTATTTTTATGAGGATTTTATCGTTTATTGGTTTAATCATAATTCTTCTAATTTAGTATTTAATCCTTTTTCTTTATTTATTTTGATTATTTGTTCTTTGGCTTCTTCTTCGTCTGTTGGTGGTTCGATTATATATCCTTTTGTTTTAATAAAAGCACGCCTATTTCTAGGTTCGTGCTTTTTTTTAAATATTGAAGTAATATCTGTTAGTTTCATACTTGTATTTTAGCATTTTGTTTCTAATTAGTCAAGTTTCATTATTTTATATTAACTGTATTATAAACATTAAACGGTTCGTATTTTCCATTATTTTTAACCATACATCCAGTCCAAAAATCATAATGACTTTCTATTTCCATTAGTTCTGTTTTCGAATAACAGCTTTTTTTATCAATAAAGTAGACTAATTCGAATGCTATTGTAAAAAATAAAACTGTTATTAGTATTGTTGCTATAATTGGATTGTCAAACAAGAAATCTTCCATATTGTTTATTATAAATATTTTAAATGTTTTCCATAGACATAGGTATACCAATCACTCCAATCTGTACCTCCATTGCTTATCCTGTGAGCTTCTTTGATGTTGCATTTGGCGTCATAAGCACATTCGTCTGATACTTCCCTATGCCAATAGCTGTTTATTAAACTTTACATAATTATCAGTTTTTTTTGGAATAGGTCTCATAGTTCAAATCAATAATTTTTATATCTTAATTATTACAAATTTTGTTCATCTGTTATTTCTTTTTTCATTTTTTTATATATTTATTTATTATTATTGCACCCCAACTAAATGCATCAAAAAAGTTCCAACCTTCTATTATCCATAAGCTAAATGCTATCAAAATGTATACTTCAATCATTTTTTTTATTTTAAATTATTATTTTTAATTAACTTTGAGTGAGTTATCACCATTCTTCCACAAATTCCACATCATCAAGTCCGAACATCTCAGACTTAGCCTTCACACAAGTGTCTTCTTTGGTTTGGAGGAAATATTCTCTTTGTGTGCTTGGGCATATACAGTTATAGAATTTCAAAGGTTCTGACATTTTTTGGACAGTAAATGAAATAATCTTCATCTGATTTCCTTTTTCGTCAATTTTTTCATCTAAAATTTTATAATCTTTCAACGACATCATCTTTTTCTTGTCCATATATTCATAAGCAATTCTTCGGTGTTCGATATTGTCTATTGCAAATATCTCGTCTGGTGTCATTTTGTCGTTGACTATTTTTTTCCACCATTTTTTTTCAAATTTAACTCCGTGAAGATAATAAAATTCTTTTCCATCTTTCCACCTAATAGCTGGCTCTTTTTCTGAATGAAATCTGTTTTGAGCATCTATTTTTACAAGTGGAGTAGGCACAAGATACAAAGTGTCTTCCCATTCAATCCTATATCCAAGTCCAGCTTCTTTAGCCTGCATTAGCAATTCAGAATATTTAAGATATTTATAATCATTTTCATTCGGTTCTTTTCCTAGATTATCTTTTCTGTTTTTGCAATATTCATGCTCAATTACAAACCAATCAAAAT